GGTTATCCAAAAGGGCAGTATCATAAGCCAAGGAAGGGTGATCCAGAATACCAGTGAGAGAAACCCCAAGCAACCGTTCTTCTTCAGTGTTCGTCCTCCAGATTTTCCGCAGATACTTGAAATCTGTCAGAGTGGATTGAATGGTCCCGAGGATCGTAGCGAGTCTAACTTTTTCTCGGAGCATATCCTCTGTATCATCGGCTCGGACGACGACTTCGGTGAGGTTACAAAATTGATAGGGTCGAAGAATGATTTCACTACACGGGTTAGTTCCGAAATCTTGGTCAGCATCTCGCCTACCATTCTTGGCTGCCTGCCGTTGCGAGGCCCCTCGATTGAAGATACCACGCTCGCCGCTTCGTGACTCATATAGAGAGGACCACTCTTTGAGAAAGAGGCCAACGTCGGGTCGTTCGGTGTAACAAGCACTGTTATTAGACAAAGCTCGTTGGACATTCTCTTGCCACCAGTTTCCATGTTTTGCTTTCGCCATCCTGTCGTCGTTTACGTTACTGAGGCTGATCATAGCTGAGCGGCGTACACCACCAACAACTACAACTTCGCCGATCTTGCACATGATGTCATGGCACTCTAGGCTTGTGAGACGACGACCCGCAGCCCTTCGAAAGATTTCAACGGTGTATGCGAACAGAGCTTCCAGAGGTTCTGGCCCACTAGCTCGACCTCCAAAAGTGTGGAGTCGCTCTCCGGCAGCACGAACCTTACTCGTATCCCAATTAGGAATTTGCCCTCCATAGAGGAGAGCCACGAGTTCTCGGAGTCCCCGAGCCCAACCAGCTTTGCTATCTGCAATGTTGATAGTAGTGTCACTCTGTTCGAAGTGCTCATTAACGATTGGGAGCTGTCCGACATATTGTTCCTCAACACTGAATCCAACGCCTGTGCCGCACATCAAGATGTACATGGCTTCGTCGAAGGATCGTGGATTGTCGACCGGCAGATAGGCGCAGTTATAGCCAGCGATGTTGTCGCGATCAAGTGCGGTCCCGGCGGTCATCAAGGCGCGCATCGACGGCATCACGTCGAGATTGGTGATGGCTTTCGCCAGCTCTCCAAACAGAGGGCCGTTAGCTGTCTCAGCGTTCTTCAAGAGAGCGGGAGAGGCGACGTGATTCATATACCGCTGGACCGTCTCTTCCCACGTCTCGCGCCGGTTCTCTTCTTCGATCCATCGTGCGTAGCGTGATAGGGCAATGAATTGCGAATACATATTCAATGTAATGATCTCCATACAGTCATAGTTGAAACATTCAAAGCTTCACCAATTTTCTTGTATGAGACACCATTCCCATATAAAAATTGTGCCCAAGCTCGATCATCATTAGACAATTTTGGTAAAGACCCCATTCGTTTATTGAATCTAGGATTATACTTTTTAATGAGTTGTTGTTCAAAATTACGCGCAGATTCTTTAGTCAACCGCTTAGATATAATTTGAACCCATTCATCTGGTGTATAACCAACATCCATCATCTGTTGACACCATTCAGCGTGGTCTTCTGCTCTACCCGGCCCTGATGACCGACATATCCATGCCCGTTCACAGCGTCCGTGACCGATATAAACAATGTCTTTTGTATGTGGGACTACGTGAAAATAGACATAATAGTCTTGATAACTATTCAGGTTCGTTCCCCCATTGATCCGCCATTGCGTCTGCTATGCCTTGAAATGTTCTGCTCCTTAGGTGCCCACGCTGATCATGCGGGGCCAATGATGTTTCATAGTACCATTTTGATTGTCGTTTCCCGTTCGGGAATGTCACCCATTCAGGTGTGACCATATTTGTTACTTCAAGTTCAGGTAGCCCTTTAAGCCACAAACATGTGCCTTGGTTTGCAAATGTGTGTCGAAGCGATGCCGACCGGGTTCTCGATGCATATCTTGGGTATGTCAGCCCGCCACAGTTGATCAAAGAAGTACAAAGCATCACGCTGCTCTTGTTCTTTTCCTTTGAACCACCGGGCTCCTGACACACTCAGATGTGTGCATGGTGGATGGGCGATCATCAGGTCCCACGAGTCACCAAGGATGTCACGAACGTCCCCGGTATAGTGTGGCCCTTCGGTTTCGATGAGGTCGCACGACATGGCATCATGTCCACGTGCAATGAAAGCGTCTCGCACGACCCCACTGTATTCACAAGCGACTAAGACTCGCATTCGTCATCGTCCAATTTCCAATATTCGTCGTATCTTTTCTTTGGTGGCTTGGTCGTACCTCGATATATTGCCTTGTGCAATTCCCGCGCCATAATGTTGCGCTTTCGCTTTTGCTGCCGCTTCTGCTTCTCTTCGGGACTTGACATACTCTAGCTCACGTTGTGCAAAGTAGATGATCTTGTTCAGATCGTATTCGTCGTCGTTACCAACCTTGCGGCCAATTCGATAGCATGCCTTGAAGATGTTGGCGATCCCGTACGGCATGGACCGGTGTTCAATGAGGTCGCCAATGTCTCGGGCTCCAGGCGGGAGGTCATAATAGCTTGTCGAACCTCCGTCACTCTTCGTCTTCGTCATAGACTTCCTCACTGATCCGGGCCATGATCTCGGCATTTTCTACAATCTTGAAGTCGAACGCATCAATAAATTCGTCTACTGATACGTCCAACTCTTCGAGCAGGTCATAAATATCAAATTGATCTTTGATACGTTCACGGTCCTCACTTGACAAACTGACCATATGCCTCTTCGATTCTCTTCAAACTGATGTGCTCAATGTCGTAAGCACCGTTCTCAACGCCACGCTTCACTACGATGCCGGGGTTCCAAATGTCGTTAGCAGGACCGGCGTAATCGGCGTGATAATCTTGGTATACTCCAACAACAGCACCATGAAGCTTATCGCGGCCACCGGTGCGGATACAATAATCAAAGGTATGGACATGACCACAGGTAGACGATTTGAAGCGCTTAGTAAGAAGACTATAAGCAGGGTGCTCCCCGCCAATAGGCCGCCCGCTAACGCCAGTAACAAAATAGTGAGAATAGTCGATACCATCGATGTCTACTGCCTCTAGGAATGGGTACTCTTCGAATCCGTATTCTTTGCTGAGAAAGTCTGACGTACCAATCGTCCCTTCGAGTACTCGATCAAGTTCGACAGCTCGATTGACCCGATTTTCGTGGTTGCCAAGCGTACGAACGAATCGGGGGGATTTCTTTTTGTACTTTTTGATTTCATGCATCATCCTATCTTGGGCATCAAGTCCAGCTTCGATATCTCGCTTATATGAACGACCTTCGAAAGACTTTTTTCCACGATCATAGCTGCACAACGATGGCATATCAAACCAGTCTCCGATATCAACAACGACATCTGGCTTGAGATCATGGATGAGCATGCCAAGCATGGTGTATCGTCGATTATCAAAGTCTGGGTGTGCATGACTGTCCGGCACTATTAGGTGTGTACTCATTTAGTCCAGTCCTCTGGGATTTCACTGTCGCACCACGGGAAGCCGTGACGCTCAGCCCATTGGGCATACGTAGTCCGTTGCCCCGGTATTTTCTGGTGCGGTGCCATGAAACAAAAGCGAATGTCAAGGTCGGGATGTTGATATTTTACGGCCCGCATTTTCGCCGCATCACCCTTCATGAACCTCCCTTTTGCCTCAACGATCACGCCATTCGGGAATATGAAGTCCGGATGGTAGTTGTGGTTGATGACATAAGGGAGCTTCAACGACTCATATTCAAACTCAATGCCACGGTTCTTTAGGTTTGTGGCAATGGTACGTTCGAATCCGCTTTTGAAATTACTAGGAATCGAACTTTCCGACATGATTGTATTGACCAGTCGAACAGACATAGTTGACTTGGTCGGCATTCGCGGCTGCCATTAGTTCGACAGCACCACTCGGACCACGACCGATTGCATAGAATGCTCCGTTGGCGATCAAGAAGCCGTAGTCTTTGATGACCGTCGGTTGAGCTTGTCCCTCAACGGGCAACAGATGAATCTCGTAGTTGTAGTACACAGGGGTCGGTGGGGACTCGATTGTCTTGCCCCGGATATCAACGATGTCTGCCATGTTAGAACGTAATCTCCAAAACGTTGGGCTCTTTGGCTACATTGGTCAGATGAACCGGCCCAGACGCGTACAAGAATGACCGAAGGCCGATACCGTCATTGGCATCAGACCAGCATTTGAATTTGTGTGAACAATACGAACAGCCCGTATCAAGCTTTTGGTTCCCGGAGGTACCCATGTCGACAGGTGAATAGCACCGATCAGGTAATTCCGGATTCGCCAAGACGCCTTTGATGTGCTTGATGCGTCCAGGAATGTCGAGAGCGAAGAGTTCTGCCCGTGGCACCTGCATAAGCGTCAGATGACCTAGAGTCTTATCAATAGCAAGGAAAGCACCGTCAAGACCACCGAGACCAGCAGAGTAACCAGCCAACTGCTCCATATAACCAAATGGATCATCCTCGCGAAGTGATCCGTCTTTGAACTTCTTGAAGGAGAACGTAGAAGCAGACTTGACATCGACAACAACACCGTCAATGACAGCATCGTTATGGCCAACAACTCCATCGATCTCTACCTCCGCCTGAGCCAGTTCCACAGTGTGCCCAGCTTCTTTTGCAAGGAACAATAGAAGGGCCTCAAGGATGTCGCCATAAAGGAACTTGATGCGAACATGAGGCGGAAACTCTTCACCACCACCGCCACCGTTGATCTCGTACCAAAGCTGACGATCTGGACGACCAAGATTAGACATCCGTAGAGTAGCAGCCCGGTCGCCGCGATGCTCCCCCAGACGATCTGCGACCAGTCGAGAAAGTTCTCGGCCAAATTCTTCAACGTTTGCCGGATCGCATTCATGTCCGCCAAAAAGAGCGTAGATATCATCTACCAGTTCCTCGATCTTTTTCATTGTGTAATCTCGGTGATCTCCGGGACAAAGTCTTCAACGAGCGCTCGTTCGACGTCTTGTTTCATGATCAAGTACGTAGTGAACTCTCGGTTAAGCCATTTGTTTATCGCCAGAGCTTGGTTCTCGGCATCAATGACTGCTTCACACATTTCGATGCCGTTAACGTGCTGCTGGAACTTGAAACGATAGCGCAATTAAACACCTTTAATATAATTAATTGCTGATTGAAGAGTCACAATATTATCTTTGAAC